GGCGCGGGTCTCTTGGAGTAGCTCGGTCGTATTGGGGACGACCAGGAGTATCGGGGACTGGACGTCCTTCGGATCGGCCTCCGGGATGAGTGCGCGCGAGACGGTGAGAGAGACTGGCCAGGTCTGGCCGGCCAGCTCGGTGACGAGGGCGTCGGCGATGGTGGTGGCTACGGCGATAGTGGTGGGTCCTCACGTTTGGTGAGCGTGGTGTGGATGCGGATGCGCGTGCGGCTGGAGTCGGTATAGGACCACGGCTGTTGTCCGGCCGGAGCGCTGACGGTGTAGGTGAGCTGGTCGGTGGCGGTGGTCTCGATGATCTGGTCGCCGCGCTGGGGAAGGATTTTCGCGCCGCTCAGGACGAGGTCTCCTTCGCGGACGATGAAGTCTCGGGTCTGGATGTTGTAGACGACGCCGTTTTCGTCGGTCGCCTCCCATCGTGTGCGGCCGATCGCGGCGCGGAGGGAAACCGAGTCTGAGAGTCGCCGGTAGGTGACGCTCGGTCCCGTGTCGGTCAGCGTATCGGCCGCCACGGTGAGGGCAGCGGCCAAGGCGGCGTCTGGCGTGGTCATGGGATCAGGTCAGGAGGGCCTCGGTGTTGGTGATGGCGTCGGTGACGACGATCGGGATTCCCTCGACGTCGGTGGGCCTGGGGGCCGGAGCGCCGGTGGCGTTGGTGGCGGTTCGGCTTTCGCGGAGCTGGCGGAGGCTGCGGCGGCTCATGGCGATCAGGTTGGGCTGTCGGGCCGCGGGGAAGAGCTCGAGCGCCTTGTAGATCAGGTCGTCCGTCGCGCCCTTGCCGGCATCCTCGGTAATGTTGGCGATGCGGGCGACGGAATAGGCGGAACCGATCTGCATGCCGAGCCAACCTTCGATGGGCGTGTAGTAGCCTGTGAAGCGACCGCCGTTGACGGTGTCCTCGATGGCCTGGACGACGGTGTCGCCGATCTCGATCTGGCCGTCGTTGCCGGCGACCATGGCGGCGTCGCCGGTGTCGTTCGTGCGAATGAGCCAGATGCTCGAGCCCGTTCCGGCGGTGGTTCCTCCGGCGCCGATGACCATGGCATCGGCGAGGCCGTTCAGCCCGGCGTTGTCGGCGAGTGCGGTGAATCCGTCGGCCTCGTTGCCGGTGCCGTAGATGAGCTGCTTTTCGGCGTGGGCGAAGCTGGCGCGCAGGTGTCGGCGAGCTTCGCGCGCTACGAGGGCTTCGGGGCCTCGGCTGTGGCTGTCGGCGAGGGCCTTATCGACGGCGAAGGAGGCATCGAGGATTTTGAGGGAGATCGTGACGAGGGTGTCGGTGGATTTGGAGTTTTCGCGGCCGGTGTTGGGCGCGCGGAAACCGACAACCGGGGCACCGGTCTGTTTGAGATATTTGTGCTCGGTGCCGTTGCTCGCTTCGATCGCGGCCATGCGAGCGATGAGGGGGGCATCGTCAAGGAGGTCGCTCACGTTCAGGTCGGCGAGGTTTTGGTCGTTGATCTGCAGGACGTCGGATAGTGTGAGGAAACTGTCGGCCATTGTGGGTGCTCCGTGTCATGTAGGGGGTGGTGCCGCGTGAGCGGCCGGTGTGTGGTGGTATCAGCGGCGGATGTTGATGAGCCCAGCGAGTCCGCCGGGGTTTTTCGGTTCGGCTTGGGCGAGCGGCTGGTCTTCGCCGAGCTGGACAGCGCTGAGCTGGTGTTTGAGCTCGGCGAGAGCGTCGTTTGCGGCCGCAAGCTCGTTTTCGAGTTGATCGACGTATCGCTCGAGGGCGTCTTGGTAGTCGACGCCGTCGGCGAACCAGGCGGCGCCGTTCTCGGCGCCGAAGCGGTCGATGTAGGTGCGGAGTTGGTCGCGCTGGGCGGCGGCGAGCTGGTCATGGTCGGCGGACGGTGGGGCGGCATCGGGAGTTTGGGGGGTGGGGTCGATGTGGGTCTGCTGGGTCATCGTGGTCTTTCTCCGTGCGAGGATGTTTGCTTCGGTGCCGGGATCGGCGCCGAAGGGGACAATGGCGACTGCTGCGAGCTTCCACTTTCGGAAGATCGTGAGGGGTCCTTGGAATGTCCGGCCGTTGACGTCGGCCTCGTCGTTCGGGCCGAGTTCTTCGATTGTGAGTCCGTCGAGGTGGAATTGGATCGATGCCTCGAACGGGATGCCGCCGCGTGCCTTGGCGATGACGTCGGCGGCTCGGTCGCCGTCACGCGTGGAAACGAGTTCGCCGGCGACGATGAGGCCGTCGTCGGTAACGGAGATGCGGTCGGCGTATCCGATGGCTTCTTCGTTGTCGTGGGCCCAATCGATCGGGATGCGTTCTTTGTGGGTCATACCGTCGAAGTCGTGGATCATGCGGCCCCAGTACCAGTGGTCGATTGGGTCGGGAGTGCGAGCGAGGAGGGAGAATGGGGCGAGGGTGTTGTCGTCCCCGGGCGCGAGCGTGAATGGGGCGGAGAACCGGCAGGCGACGATGTCGGGGGTGTCGATGTGAGTGGCTTGGGCGGTCATGGGTTATCCTCATTTTGCGGGTCGGTGCCGGAGTTGGCGTCGGCGAGGGCGGCTGGATCGAAGGAGAGCGTGACGCCGCGCGCTCGGGCGTATTCCTGGGCGGCTGCGATCTGGTCGATGTTTTCCTCGAACGTCCCACGCCCGCGTTCGCGGACGATCCGTTGGGGCGTATCGAGGCCGGCCGAGATGGCAGCGAGGTCGCCGCGGATTTCTTTGGCTGGGTCCCACCATGGCATGCCGGCTGGAATCCAGTCCCAGGCGAGGTCTCCGATGGTCGATCGGCTCGGAAGCGTGAAGAGTCCGTCTCGGATCCACTGTTGGATTTTCCAGACGGTGATGCGCCTGAGGACCTCGGCGACGTCTGCGCGTTTGGCCCGGCAGGATCGCTCGTAGTGGAGCCAGGCTGCGCGGGATCCGAAGAAATTCGTGTGCGCCTCGTCATAGAACGAGGCCGGAATGTCGAGTGCCTTGAGCGCGACCCAGGTGCAGAGTTCGGTGTATTGTTGGAATTCGGTGCTGGGGGATCTGGACTCGAGGAATTCGGCCTTGTCGCCAGCGAGCAGCTCGAGTTTTACCGGGCCGGCGCCGAAGTCGACCTCGTAGCGGTCGCCGGCGGTTTCGGTGTTGGTGGCATCGTCCTTGACGGTCCGGGTGATCGATTCGCCGGTGGCGTCGTCGAGGTTGGAGTAGATGGCAAGGGCGAAGAGCTGGGAGACTTTGGCCTTTGCCAGAGCATACTCGAAGTTCTCGTAGACGTCACGGAGCGGGTTGAGTGCGGTGACGATGGGTGAGATGCCGCGGACCTGGTCGAATCGGTCGTAGAAGCCGTGCATGACGACGTTTCGGGCCGGCACGATGCGCTCGAATGTGAGGAGGCCGGTGCCGTCGGTATCGGAGTGGACGGCGTATCCGGTGGCTCGTCCGGCGCGAGTGGTTCGGACGCCTTGGACCCATCGCTCGCGTCGCCGGCGCTGGTCGCGCGGCGGGTCTTTGACGCGATACGATTCGATGGCCTGGACGTAGCCGGAGTCGAGGAGCACGGCGAGAACGTCGCCGTCGACGGTACGGCACGCCTCGAGGATGCGGAGCCAGCGGCCGAATGGATGCCGGCCGGCGACGTCGCAGTTGGTGGGCCGCTGCCAGGCGGTCATGAGCGATTCGAGGTCGCGGTCGAGTGGCTGGTCGCCGGAGCGGCTGTGGAATGTGAAGGTGGCGACGTAGTCGAGGTGTTTGCGGATCATCCAGGCGGCGATCGAGAAGTTTCGCCGGATGTCGTGGGCGCTGGCGGTGAGTTGTTTGCGCTGTGCGGCGCGGAGGACTCGGTCTTCGGTGGTGATGGTGCTGGCGATTTGCCGGCGGCGCGTACTCGAGGTGGCGGCGTCGTAGCCGAGAGCGGTTTTGGCGGGCGAATGTCGTTTGTGGCCGTTTTTGCCGTTTTTTTTGGTCATATTTGAGCGCGGTAACCTAGGGTATGCGCGCGAAATTCTGGGTCGTCAGAAGCCGGTGAGGCGGATGGAAGCGGCTCTGGGCCGCTTCGGGAGCGTGTTGTCGTCCTCGGCGCGGAGTTCGGCGAGTCGGCGGCGGATCGCGTCGAGGTCGTAGTCGACTTTCTGGCCGTCGGTGGTGACGGAGCGGGCGCCGGCGTTGAGGATGGCCTCGAGTCGAGCGATTTCTGCGGATCGGTCTGCCATACTGGGATTGTGGGTCACTTCCTCGATTTTTTGCGCGTTTTTTTGGTCGAGTTGTCCGCATCCCGGAAAATCCAGGTTTTGTCGATGCGGGTCTGGCCGCAGTCGTGGCAGCGTGTGCGTCGCCAGATGACGGCGCTATAGACCGATCCGCAGGGAAGGGTTCCGGTGGTGTCGAGTCGGCGAGTGTTGTGGTAGGGGTCGCGATTCGTGCTGCCGCAGCGTGGGCAGCGTGTGGGAACGGCGGTGGCGATGGGCGTGGATGGGCGGCTTTTCTTGGTGCGGCGTCGGGTCATAGTGGTTTGGCGGCGACTTTTTTGGGTCTGGAACGAGCGGCCGGCTGCTGGGGCGGGTGATGGGGCGTAAACGCGACCGATGCGCCGGCGGCGGATCCGGCGACGATTGCCATGACGCAGCAGTCGAACCAGTGGTTTTGGCGGTTGGGCACCAGCTCCCACTCCTCTTTTCGGTTTCCGTTTGCCTCGACGAGTGTTGGGCGCTCAGAGGTGAGGTGCTCGGCGAGGTGGGAGTGCCGGTCTCGCGGCGATCCGAAGATGGAGAGGGCGTTTGGGGAGCCGATTGGTGCGGCGAGCATGTCTCGGAGTCGGCTCTTCCAGAAATTGGCGTCGAACTCGAGCGTGCGGATTGGCTGGGAGGATCGGCGGAAGAGTCCCCAGTGGTCTCCGCGTCGGTCTCCGCGCTTGTACGTCCAGTCGGCGAGCGGTCGCTGTCTCGCTCGGACTCCGCGGCCGCGCGAAGGGACGGCGCCTCGGACGAGGCGAGCGCGGATGATCGCGTCGATGACGACGTCGGGTAAGTAGCCGGCGTCGATGAGAGTGAGTGAGGCGGGGATGGTGAGGCCGTCTTCGCGCTTCACGTCGGCTCGTGCGACCGTGTCGAGTAGGTTGGAGAGCCCGGCGAGGAGTGCGGCCTCTTTCGAGCTCGTGCGGGCGAGCGAGAAGAGTGTCGGGGAGGCGTTTGCCGGCGTGAATCTGCGTTTGGTCTGCTTGGGATGTGTGCCGTAGTCGATGATGGAGACGCCGGCGTCGGTCCAGGCGAGCACGACGTAGTACAGGATCGAGTCGTGGCAGTCGATGGCGGCGGTGATGGTGTGCGTGTCGATCGGCGCGACGAGGCGGGATCGTCCGGTGTGACGGCCGATGAGGGCGCCGTCTGGGATTGCGCGGCTGTGGTCGACGTCGTCCGTCGGATCGTTCTGGTATTCCGCGGCGAATGCGTGGGGGTCGCGGAGGTAGATGTTCATCGCGTGCTGGACGGCGCTGAGTTCGTCGTGGTTGTAGCGGTGCGGCCAGGCCGGCTTTGCGCCGGCGTCCATCCGTCGGCGGTGTTTGCGATAGAACGCAGTGGCGAGCCGAATGTCGTGATGCGTCCGGAGTGAGTCGCGGCGGAGTCGGTCGTACTCGTCCCAGAGGTCGAGATGTGTCGGCATGGAATAGAGGAGTTTGGCGCGGTGTCCGTTCCACTCGGGGTGCTCGTCCGGGTCGAGGAGTGTGTCGGCGACGTCGCCGCGTCGGATCACGGTGCAGGGCATGATACCGGCGATTTTCGTGTTCGGGCCGGCGAGTCCGAGGATGGCTCCGGACAGGATGGAGAGGCGGGTGGCGCATTGGCTGGGGGACCTGGCCGATTGGTCGGTCTGCGGGTCGTCGATGATGACGAGGCTCGGTCGGACCTGGCGGCCGTCGGCCCGGGTGTGAAGCATGCCGCGGATGGAGCCGGTGAGGCCGGTGACGGTGAGGATGGCACCGGATGCGGGAGAGTCGGGGACGGTGGGGTAGACGATGGTGGACCCGGTCCAGGAGATGTAGGTGCGTTGACCGTGGCAGAGTTGTCCGGGTGCGCGGTTGTGGATGCCGTCGAGCCGGGAGACGGGGTAGGCGACTTCGGGGAAGTCTTCTTTGATTCGTGGGTTCTTGTCGATCTGCATCTTGATCGAGTCGAGGAGTTTGGTGGCGGCGTTTTCGTCGGAGCCGATGAGTGCGACGAATTCGCGGTGGCCGTAGAGGGTGGTCCAGAGGCAGGCGGCGATGACGATCGAGGTCTTTCCGGATCCGCGCGGCATGGCCATCGCGAACAGGCCGCCCTGGAGGGCGGCTTGCTGCATGCGCTCGAGGACGATCCGGTGGTCCGGCGACCAGGGTAGGTGGAAGACCTGCGGGAGGTACGATCGGCAGAACCGGGCGAAGTTCAGTCGTGCTTGGCTTTTGCGGCGCGGGTGGGCGACGGGTGGGATGGGGCCGATGTCTCTGCCGGCCCGGGATTTCGACGAGGCGGCGGCGCGAGCGCGTTCTTTGATCCGGTCGTAGTCTTTGCGGATCGTTTTGCGTTCGCGGACGTCGGCGCGGGGGCGGAACATTGGGCCATCAGTCGGTCATTCGCACGAGTTCTTTGATCGCCTTGAGCGCTCCGGCGTAGTCGCCGATTTCGACCATTTTTTCGTAGAGGTGTCGGATGGACTCGAGGGCCCATCCGCGGATGACGGATTCATCGGCCTCGGAAAAGGCGGCGAACGTATCGAGGACTGCTTTGATGATCTGGTCGGCGTCGGCGTCTGGGTAGGTGGCGGCGATGGCCTGGCGGATGGTGTATTCGTCGCGGCCTTCGAGGAGCCAGAGTTTCGTGGTGTGGATTTGGTCAGAGGTCGGCGTCGAAGTGTTTGTGGATCGCGTACGGGTTGGCCTCGGCGTCGAAGGTCGCTTTTTGGCGACGCCAGATTTCTTCGATGATGTCATGGTGAAACTTCCATAGGGCTGGGGAGTGCTCTATGGAGAAGTTTTCGAACCGGGGGTTGAAATTCAGGTTCATCGAGGTGTGAATCACGACCTTCCACGGGTCGGGATCGTCGGTGGCGAGCAAGGCGAATTTGGCGTGGTTTTTGGCGACGCGGATGGCGTCGCGGCCGAATGTCTGCCGTATGCGGTGAGCGAGCTGCGGGGACCGGCGGGTGAAGGTCAGGTCGACGAGCCATTTGGCCGAGGCGATGGTGCCGGAGTCGACGAAGTCGAGTACGGTCGAGACGTCGGTGTTGGCGGCGGTCCAGGTCGAGATGACGAGGTGGGCCGGTCCGGTGTAGTCGAGTGCGGCCCGTAGGAGATCGATGACGGAGAACGCACCTTTGGTGAATCCGTAGATTTCGACATCGCGGTCGAAGCCGGCGATGGCCTGGGCTGCGGATTCGATGCGGCGTTGGTCTCGGAGTATTCGTTTTCCGCTGGGCCGGCTCGGGCGGCGGAAGATGTTCGGCGAGTCGAAGTCCGTGAGGTCGACGGCGGGTGGTCCGGCGTCGTCGAGGAGCGGGTTTGTCGGTTTGCGCAGCGCCGGCAGTTCCGGCTGCTGGGGAGTCTGTATGTCGGGGGGTTTTGGTGTGGATTTTGGCACGCGGGCTTGTTCGAGGCGCGGAAAAGTAAGTCTGTGTGGTATTTTGGTCCCTCTATTTGGCCTCGGCATCGCCGGGGCGAAAAAGGACCCGTCCTATCGTCGGAAAAGGCGACGGAGGAGGCCGCGGCGCCTGGGCAGGGAGCGCTGGAGAGGGGCGGCCTCCTCCGTGTCGCAGGGCGTATCACTGCTGGGGCATGCTGCTGGTGTTCGGTCTGAGGTGGCCCCGGCGCTGTCGGCGCCGGGGCTCGGATCGTCGGAATGGTCGGGCGGATCAGGGGATGGCTCCGGCGTCGGAACGTGGTGAGTCGAGTGCGTGACAGCGAAGTAGGCTGCGCGGGTGGCAGCGTCGCTCCGAGGCTGTGTGGTGTCGACGGCGGTGGCCAGTCCGAGGGCGGCCAGGAGCGATGCGATCATCGGGTGTAGCCAGCGTCGTAGTGTGTCCATAGTCTCTCACCAGCCGAATGAGTGGTCGATTTGGTCGTTTGTGGGTGGTTCGCGGTTTTGGATTTGGTGGACGTGTGCGTCCTGGATTTGGGTTTGTCGCGGGTGGTCGCGAGTGAGCCACCAGATAGCGATGATTTTCTGGATGCGCTGCCGCAGGGTGGTCCGCGGAGGGACGGTTCCGCATTTGGGGCACGGTGTCGGGGCCCGGAGCAGCGCGAAGCACACGGCGGCGGTGGCTACGGCGACGATCAGCGGGTGGCATCGGTCTGGCTTCATGGCGCGAGTCCGAACAGCGTGAGGGTGGAAGTGCTGGTAGGTGGCTGGGTGCGGACCCAGTCTCCATGGTCGAGTGGGCGGTATGGGAATCCCTCGTAGCCGGATACGGCGAAGGAATCTCGGCCGGAGAGCATCCGGTCGGCGACGCGAGCGTCGACCCAGAATGATCCGTCGGGTTGGTCGTCGGGCCACTTCGGGCCGGTGACCCAGCGCGGGCCCCAGGAGTTGAGGCACAGCAGACCGGGGCGGTCGAATCGGACGCCGATGAAGCACATACAATGCGACCAGGAGCCTCGAGGAGCAGAAAAGCCCTGGGAGTCGCGGCGGCTCGAGAATCCCTGGCCGCTGCACACCGCGACCGGGTATCCGGACTGGATCGCCTTCGCCGCCTCGTCGAACGAGGTTACGAGTGCAACGCGTTTGATGGGGTGGTCTTTGGCGAGTCGATCGAGCCGGCCGTCGTCGTTGCGGCCGCCGCAACCATAGGCTCCCCATTGCTTGGCTCGGGCGGCGGAATAGGTGGTCAAGTCGATGCCGAGGTCGTCGTAGCGCTGGCGGAAGACGACTCCCCAGTCGCGGACCCATTTTGCGGCCGCGGCTCCGTAGCTTCCGTCGCCCCAGCCGCCGAATGTTCGGCCGCGGGCCTCGACGCGGCTGCCGCCGTAGATGGCTTCGGTCGCGGCGGGTCGCCACTCGGATGATTCGCCGAGTTTCCACATGACGGCGAGGTGGATGTCGGCGGCGTGGGCCCATCCCCAGGAGACGCAGTCGCCGATGCCTTGAGCGCCGACGACCCAGTGGCGGCCGTACTTGGTCTCGTGGGCCTCGTAGAGTGCCCGGTAGAGGAGCGTGGTGTGGTCGCGGACGTCGGCACGGAAGAGGTCGGGGCCTTGGTCGCGGATCGATGGCTTCGGCATCGATCGGAGAAAGCGCTCCGTTTCGCGCGGATGCGGCGTGTATCCGGTTGGGAATCGGCGTGTCGTCTGAGGCGATGGGCGTGCTGGCTGCGTGGAGTTGTGGGCGGGCTGGAACCACCAGGTGGCGACGGCGAAACCGATGACGGCGGCCGCGAGCAGGCTGAGGTCGAGGACCGGGTGTTGGCGAACGTGGCGGAGTGGTCTCATTTGGCGGCGTCTGCTGCTGCTGCGAGTGTCCGGTAGGCGGCGACCCATTTTTGGCGATGGGCGGGAGCGAGCGGTCCGGCATCCGTGCCGAGTTGCTCGTCGAGGTATGTCTTGATGGCGGGGGGCAGGGCTGGGTAGCGGGTGCCGAGAGAGACCCCGTCGAGATTGTATTCGCGGGCCCAGCGGCGCAGTCGATCGAGTTGGGCGCCGGTGGTGAGCCGCGGTTTGTCGAGCCGGCCGTCGTACTCAATGACGTCGGCGATGGAGCGGCACAGAGCGGCGAAGGTGGCTGCGTCGGCGCGAGCTCGGGCGGGATTATCGGTTTGGCCGAAGGCGGCCCGGAGGTCTGGTCCGTTGTGGGGTGTGGGAGTGGGCGGCGCTGGTGTGGTGAACGCGCGGAAGATGGCGTAGCCGATGACGGCCCAGGCGGCGAGTGTCGCGATGTGATTGCGTCGGGTCATGGCTGGGTGATGGTCTTTTTGGCCAGCTCGGCGAGCAGATCTTTGGCTTCGGCGTCGTCTGCGTAGAATTCGGCGAGTTCGTCGATGCGGGCGAGTGCGGCTTGGCGCTCGGTGGCCGGCGCGGGTGTCGGTGTGGTGGTACCGGTGCGGGCCAGGCGTGGGAGGATGAGGTAGGCCGCGGCGGCGATGGCGAGGAATGTGGTGGTGGTCATTTTGCTGGTGCGGGTTTGAACAGCGGCTTATAACGGCGGTAGATTTCTTCGATGGCGACCGTGGCGACGGCGAGGACGGCGCGTTTGAGGATGCGGCGGATGACCGGGGCGAATGGCGCGAGAAACCAGGGCATGAGGAGCATGGGGAGGAAGCGGTCGAGAGCGTTGGCGAGGCGGTCGAGGACCCACTGTTTTTTCGCGGGGCCGGCGCTTGGCATTTGCGCCGCCGCGTGCATGAGGTCGTTCAGGTAGCCGACGAGTCGGCCGAAAAAGTTGGAGGCGGATGGAGCGGTCTTGAGTGACTGGCGAATGTCCGCGGCGGTCGAAGCGGGGGTGAGCATGGACATGGCGGCGTCCTTTTTTCGTGGAGGTGGTCTGTTAGTGTTATCGGGCGCGCCGTGTCTATAGCTCGGGTGCCGGGCGTGGTGACGTCAGGAGGTGGATGACTCGCCGTCCAATCCACTCGGCGATCTGCGGGACGACGGCATTTCCGAGGCATCTGATGCGGTCCACCCGATTGGGAACCCCATGAGCCACTCGACCCACGTCGGGTTCAGCAGCCCACCACTCGCTACGTCCAGGGCTTTCGATGATGGCGCGCATTTCGGATGCGGATACATGATGGCTATAGTCTGTAGATCCGGCTGCTTGCCGCTTCCAGGACGACGATTTTTGGTCGCAGTAGTGAAGCCACGCGAACGGCCTCGAAAAACAGCCCGCTTCGTGTGCCGTGGAGTCCTGCACCTCGTCCGGCGCAGGAAATGTCCTGGCAGGGGAAGCCGCCGCAGATGACGTCGACTGAGTAACGCTCGGCCCAGCGATGGCGTGTCCATGGCGATTCGGGCGGCGGCGGAAATGTTCGAACGTCCCGGTACTTCGGTACGTTGGGCCAGTGTCTCTCAAGGACCTTCGTAGCATAGTCGTCTATCTCCACTTGCCATCGGCAGCGCATGCCAGCACGGTCGAATCCCAGATCGAATCCGCCGATGCCTGCAAAGAGGCTGCCGTAGGTGATCTGTGGCGGGCTCATGTGTCGGAGCGATGGGTGTCCAGGAGTGCGCGTAGTGCGGAGATTGGTTTCTCGAGTTCTCGGAGCTGGAACTGGAGCGACTGGGTGAAGGCGGTGAGCTGAGAGAGGATTCGTTGTGGGTGGGTGTGGACGAGCAGTTTGACGACCGTTCCAATGTCGCCGGCGGTCCAGGGGTCGTGGATGGAGAGTCCCGAGGCGGACTCGAATTTTTCGACGGCGCCTGCGATGCGCTCGAAGCGCTCGAGCTGTCGGCATCGGTCTCGGCTGCGACTGAGTTCGGCGTTGAGGTCGTTTGTTTTTCGCGCGGCGAGTCGCGAGACGTCATCCTCGGAGTATCCGCAGGAGTGCTTGAGGTGCCGGACGAGACTGGCGAAGAGCATGAGGTCCGGCGGCTTTGCGTCGTTCGCGGCTGGGCGCTTGCGGACGATGTTTCGCTTGTGGCCGACCTCAATGTAGCCCCAGGTATCTGGCACTTCTTCGACCTCGACCACTCCCTTTGGCGCGGCAACGAACCAGTAGCGGCAGTGGGGGATAAACGCGTCGGCCTTTTTCGGGTTGCGCAGTTCGGCCCTCCAATCCGATCGGGACATCTTGATCTCCACCCCCTCGATGTAGATTCCACGGCTCGGCCAAATGGAGACCGCGAGCAGATCGGCATATCCTTCGCGCTTTCGCGCGAATCCGGTGCCGGATCGTACCTCGCGGAAGGTGCACCATTGGTCGCCGGCATATCGAGTATTTTCGAGTCGCTTTGCGACGTCGAGCGCGGTCATGGGATGGTGGGTCATGTCAATCCATGTGCGAGGTCAGGTACAGGAGGGTCCCGAGCAGGGCTGCTGTCATCGCGGCCCAGAAGGATAGGACGTAGACGATGAGGGCATCTGGCCCTCGCTCGTCGAAGTCGAAGCCGTGGATCCAGGCGCCGACGAGAACGAGCACGGCGCCCAGGAGTGCAGCGAGGAGAGGGTAGCGGATTGGAACGCGGTCGTTGTGCATGGTAGCCTCGCTGATGGGGTCAGTCGATGCCGGTGACGGTGGCTGTTGGCGGGGACCAGTGGGTCGGCTTGACGGCTCGACGAGATAGTTCGGTGGCATCGCTCCACCCGGCGCGGATTTCGGCGGCCCGTTGTCGGATTTCGTCCGGCGTGGGGGCGTACGCGGTGCATGCGGAACAGCGGCAGTGCTGCGGGTGCTCATCGAGGGGGCGCGACTGCATCGGGATGCGTCGGCGTGTGTAGGGTCGGGTCATCGGGAGGTCTCCGTGGTAGGTGTGTGGTGGTCCAGTCCGAGACCGCGGCACGGAAGTGGTCGACGTCGACGCCGGCCTCGCTGCACGCGGTGCGGATGGCTGATCTGGCGTATCGTTCGATGCGGCGGATGGATCCGTGTCGCAATCGCTCGGCCAGTTCACTCGCGAAACCTCTCCTGACGGCTGCATCGCAGCAGCAGATGGCGACGGCGAGGGTGGTCGGAATCTGGCCTGTGCTCATGCGTGAGAGTCTCCGGAATCGTTCGACTTGGCGCTCGACGTCGTCGCGGGACAGCGACCGGACCGATTCCTCGACGACCGACCGACTGACCGACGGTCTGGTCTGGTCTGGTCTGGTTTGGTTGGGTCTGGTCTGGTCTGGTCTGGTAGACGGGGTCGGCGCGGCGTTTCGACCATGGTTTGGTGGGTCGTCGACCTGGTCGAGCGGTGGTTTCGACCATGGTTCGACCTGGTCGGGTCCGTCGCGTATTTGGTCGGCGTCGATCGGCTCGAGCCATCGGACGTCGGGCGAGGTGGCCCAGTCGATGAGTTCGGCGAAGAGCGATGCCGGAAAGTAGGAGAGCCGGGAGAGGTGGCCCGGCGTGTATGGAATTCCCTTCCCGTTAGCGAGGACACCGCGGGTCGGTGCCGCGGCGGCGATCTTGACCAGCGCAATCCAGGCTCCATAGATCGAGGCGGCACGGTCGCCGAAGGTGTCGATCATATGGAGGTAGCCGCTCGAGTGTGGCCCGGTCGGTACGGAGATCCATGTGAGGGTTTTGTGGCTGCGCGATGCCCAGGTCTCGAATACTTCGGACCATTTGACGACCCGCAGGGCGGTACCTGTCGTGGTAGGGTCGCGGCTGTCGGTGTGATGTGCCATGGCGCGGTCCTCGCTTTGGCCGCCGGCGCCACGCCGGCGAATCCGTTTCCATGCCTGGTTGGTGTGGCCTATCGTTTTCTCGAGACGAGCCACCATTCGATGGTGGCGTCTTGGGGGAGTTCGGCGGCGCCGGCCTCGAGTCGTGGGCCTCGGTATTGGGCCACGATGAGGCCGGCGTAGTCGTCGAGGTCAAGTGTCTGGCGCTCGGCTGGTGGAACGTCAACGGCGATGAGATTGCGGACGATGGCGTCGGTATCCGCGTGGCCGATGGCGTTGGTGCCGATGCGTCCGTTCTGTGCGATCGCGCGGACGGTGTCGAGCGTTGTGGGCTCGAATTGGATGAGTCCTCGGCGCGTGAGCATGTTGATGCTGAATGCGTTGGTGAGGGCGTAGGTTTGCATGTGGTTCTCCTGTGATGGGGTAGATAGTGAACAATGCCGGTCTCTCCCGGCTGTCACGCCGTTTGCATTCGCCCGGCCAGGCGTCCTCCGGGGCTCCAACAGGGTGTGGGATCAGTCGTCGGGAAATAGGTCTGGTTGTCTGGCGAACAGTCGTTCGAGGGCGCGATCGACGATCCGTTCGAGGTGTTTGGACCGTTCGAGGTCTTTTTGGCGTCGGCGCTGGAAGAATGCGCGTTGTGCCTCGCGGAGCTCGGCGACTTTGCCGATGGTCCAGACGAGGCGGCAGCGCTCGCAGGCCGGATTTGGGTCGGAAAGTGGCGCATGGCCGCAGTGGCAATCAATGGTCAGGCGTGGTGGTGGCATCGGCAGGTACGGATGGTGTAGTTGGCACGTATTGTTGGAGGCTCGTGAGCATGTCGAGGCGGTCTCGCTCGTGGTCGTGGTTGGGGATGGGACAGGTATAGGAATGTGCCGGGTCGAGTTCGGCGGCGAGCCGCTTGGTGTGCGGAGTCCGTGGGAAGAGCTGCCGGAGTTCGGCAGCGCGGGCGGCGATGTCGGCGCGACGGAGCTTTGGGTGGTTGAAGAGGCGGAAGTCGAATCCGTAGACGTCGGCGATGTGGATGTCGATATTCATCTCGAGGAAAATGAGGTCCGCCGGCTTCATGGGAGCGGCGACGTCGCCGAAGCCGGTGTAGGCTTCGTGCGCGTCGTGAAGGAGCGCTGGGAGACGGAGCCAGGGTGGCACAATGTGGGAGACGATCAGCGAGTGGCGCGCGACGCTGATGGGCATGGTGGAGTTTCCTTGCCATCGGTGGATGCGGGATAGTGCTCGGCTGATGTAGTGCGGCGAGTAGTCGAGGGTGTGCGGGTTGGTCGGGTCAAACGTCGTTCCGTCGTGGGCGATCAGTTTCATGGCTCTTTCTCGGTAGTCGTTGGATGTTGACGTCGTCTGGCGCTGCGATGGCGAGGCGGACGCGATTCGCGTCGATCCGGCGGACGTAGACGCGAATTTGGTCGCCGATGGCGATGGATTCACCGACTTTTCGGGTGAGAACTAGCATGTGGTCGTGCTCCGTTGTCTCAGGCAGGTAATGGCGTGGTCGTGGATGTCTCTGGCTTTGGCTTCAGTGACGGACAGGAATCGCGCGATGTCGTGGAAGGAGTGGCCCAGCCAATAGCGTGCGTAGAAGACGATGGTGGCGAGTGGTGGAAGTCCTTCGAGCTCGTCGTCGCTTGAGCGCCGGCGCGAGTCGGGGAGGTCGGGCTGGAGCGGGAAGTGCAGGACGTCGCGGATGGCTCCGGATTTGATGCGGCGACGCATGCTATCCGGTAGTCTGTCGTCGCGGCGGAGCTGGTCGGTAATGGCTCCGTTCATGTAATACCAGGCGAAGGTTGGGAAGCTGACTCCTCGCGTGGGGTCGAACCGCTCGATGGCGCGGATGAGGCCGAGAGATGCGGCCCCGAGTAGGTCGGCTGGCTCGTATCGTGGGAGATTCCGTGCGCGTAGCCTGGCGGTGCGCTCGGCGAGGTAGAGGTAGCGCTCAACCAGTTCGTTCCGTCGCTGCGTGGTGGGGGTGTTGTGGTAGGTGGTCCAGATGTGGTCGATCATCTGTTGGCCTCCATGCGTCAGTGATGGCGGGAAGTCGCTCGAGTGTGGCGGCGAGCAGTTCGTCCTCTGCTGCCGGGTCGATGTAATGTGCGATGGTGGTCTCGGAATCGGCGTGGCCGGCGGCTGCTTTGGCGATGTCGCGGGAATCGAAATATCCCAGTCTCCGGACGGTGGTGAGGTGCCAACGACGGATGGCGTGGAATCCGAGCCGGCGGTTTGGCTGGATGGAAGCGGCGTCGTGTAGGCGATGGAAAAGTCGGTCGAGCCATCGCCTGTGGCGTCCGGTCCAGGGCAGGACGTAATCGTCGACGCGTGGTATCGTCTCGAGACAGGCGACGGCTTGGGCTGGGACGTACTGCCGTTTGGCCTTTCGCGCGCGGTGTGCCGATGCGGGGATGTGGGACCAGCGGCCTGGAAACGCGGGGTCGGGGGTGAGTGAGTCCCAGCGCATGGCGAGGGCCTGGCCGATTCTGAGGCCGGTCGTGGCGAGGAGGACGATGAGTGAGCGCCAGTAGTCGGGCGGCGACGGGTGCCAGGTCGGCTGAGTCATGTGGTGCGAGTGTGTTGCGAGTGCTCGCAGTTCGTCGGTCGTATAGCAGGGCTTCGGTTCGCGCGGCGGGTTTGCCGGGGTCGGGATGAGCGGCGGTAGCGTGATAAGTCCGCGGTTCATGCGTCCGGACGGATCGCGCGTGCGGGGGCCGGCGAAGTCGAGTATTCGCTGGATCTGTCTGGCGTGTTTGCGCGCTGTCCAGGGGGAGATGGTGGGGCGGGATCGGCCGGGCAGCTCGTAGAGCTGGGCCGAGAACTGTGCGGCGACATGGTCGTCGATATCGCCGAGTGGCGGGTCGCCGGTGAGTCGGCGCCAATGTGCGACGCTCTCGTCGTAGGAGACTTTTGTGGCGGGTGCGAGGTGCCGGCCACGGATCCAGAGCGGGAGAAACTCGGCGTGGTAGAACTCTGAGAGAGTTTGCGCAGGCAGATCCTGCGCGGATGGTGCGTAGAGTCGTAGCATGGCGGCGTGCCTTCGTATGTCGCGCGCCGTCCATGGAAGAGCGTTCCATGGCTCGCATCGTGCGGCTGCCTAGCTTCGAGTTGTGTTGGGCGCGGATGCGCAGTTGGTTTTGCTATGGAAAAGATAGTATAGACTCACTCGCGCGCCAAGTGAGATGTGACAGAAAAGTGGCCATCGGCCTACGGAACCGAAGGTTACAGGTTCGAATCCTGTGGGGTGTACTAACTTAGGGCGAAGAGAAATTTTGGGAAAAACACCCCAGAAGATGGTCTGATGGCGGGTTCGACTCCCGCCGGGCGTTTTGGCGCCGCCGATCTCTGGCTCGCTGCTTACGCGGCTGGTTGTGAGTTGGTTTTGCGACTTTCGGCGGCGCCTCTTTTTCAAGTATGGCATATCTGCCGGGAAATGAACCGCTGTTCAGTCGGGTGAGACCTTCGGTTTGACGAACCGAAGGTCAAAATAGTCCACGTGGTGGTATACTGGTGGGCGATGGGGCGGCGTGTGAGTGTCTGGTGGTGGTTTTCTGCGTGGAGGGTGTGCCGTGCGGTGTGTGGCATTTTTCGCGGCTCTGTGCGTGGTGTTCGGGTGTGCGGACGTGGGCGAAGTCGAGGTGTCGAGGGATGCGGCGGTCAATGAAGCGCGGGTGGGCGCGAGTGATGAAGGGGTGAAGGAGCCAGCAGGGGACGGCAACGTCGCGGGTGACAGCGGCGTGGGAGGTTCAGCAGCGCGGGAGGCTGATCTGATTTTGGAGGGGTGGCATTTTCGGAGTGAGGATGGGTGGGTTCATGTGCGCGGGCGAGTGACGAACAATACGGGGGAGCGTCTCGCGAATGTGATGGTAGTGGCGCAGTTTTTCACGGCGAGCGGGCAATTCGTGAAGACGGCGGAGGCTGTCGTCGATTTCAACCCGATTTTGCCGGGGCAGACCAGTCCATTTCATGCGTGGACGAGTGGGAATCCGGCGATAGCGCGAGCGACGATAAGTTTCTCGCGTCCGCTAGGTGGTACCTTTTCGTTGGCGACTCGGGAGGAGTATGAGGCGCCGACACCGGAGGAGTTGGCAGCGGCGAAACGTGCGCGAGAGGAGCTGGAGCGGAAACGACGCGAGCTGGAGGAGCGTATAGCGGAGGCTGAAGAGAAGGCGAAATGGCGGACGTGGAAGACAGCGGACGGTCTGCATGAGCGGCGTGCGAAGTTCGTTGGTTTGCGAGCGGGAAAGGTGACACTCGAGAAGGAGGACGGATCGCGCGTTGAGTTGGGGCTGGATGTGCTCTGCGAGGCGGATCAGGAGTTCATTCGGCGCCGGGAATGGACGAAGGCCAGCCGGGAGTTGCGGCGGGAGCTGAAGGACCTCGGGAAGGCAAATGGGGGGAAGTAAGATTAGGCGTGTTTTGGACGCCTGGTTTTCCGGGCGGGCCGTCCTCGTGGCGGGAGGTCGGCGAGCTTCGGGTTCCCTGCCCACTCGGCGAGCGCCGTGCGTACGGCGGCGCTGAATTCGATCTTGTCCTTCTTCGCGCGGCGAGTGATCGCGCGATAGAGGGCGTCAGACAGTCGGATGGTGATGGTACGACTCGGCGACATGTGCGGCATAGTATCGTCCTTGTCTCGGCGGATCAATGTCGATTCCGTGTCGCTGGCCGGCGCCGCCGTCGGACCCAGCGCGGCGAATCGCTCGCGCCGCCCCAGCGGCGAGAGTCCTCGCTGACAATCGGAAATCCCTCGCGGGCGGCGACGATCGCGCGGCGTACGCGGGATCGGTTCCACGGCCGGCCGTCTCGATTGGTCCATCGGTAGCGCCGGCAGTGGTCGACGATCTGGTCGTAGGTCATGCCGGCCTCGCGTAGTTCGAGGAGCCGGCGGCACTGGCGGCGCTCCTTCGGCCGCGGCTGGAACTGCCGACGGCCGTCAACGTCGATGATCTGCCAGCCGAGCGGAGCGAGTCGCGGGGCCATGGTCGGTATCTTCTGTGCCCGTCGCTCGCGGGCGGCGTCTCGCCGGCGCTCGCTGATACGGTCGCGCTCGAGCTCCGCAAATGCGAGGACCATGTGGAGCATGGCGCGGCCCATGGGCGTGGTCGTGTCGACGTCGACATCGAGGCAGTGGACGCCGATGCCATCTGCGGTGAGCTGGGCGATGACGGTCGCGCCGTCGATGAGCGATCTGAAAGCGCGGTCGAGCTTGGCGACGACGAGGTGGTCGCCGGCGCGCATGCCGGCGAGTTCTCTTCCTGCCGGCCGGCGGAAGAGCGGCATGGCGCCGGATACTCCGCGGTCGACGAGGATCTTCAGCTCGCCGGCGTCGTTGAGACGCCGATCGTAGTAGTCCTCGATCAGCCGCCGCTGGGCCTCTATGGAGATCGAGGCCGAGCGGTCGACTGATAGGCGACAGTAGCCGTAGACGGTCATCAGGTCGCCTGGCGCAGGACGCGAGCCGCGACGGTGGCGACGAGGCGTGGCCATGAGGTCTGGGCGGTCTCATCGTCAGCGGCGATGATCAGCTCGCGGAGTCTGGACGCGTGGATGCCTGCGTCTGGGTCGATCTGATGGCGGGCGATCCACTCGTCGACTCCAGTCTGGCAGAGACCGGCGGCGATGGCGTCGTCGCGGGTGACAAGTGGGTCATGCGTCAGTACGATCGGTTCGAGCGGCGCGAAGTCATGGTCCAGCTCGTTGCCGGCCTCGATGGCTTTCGCCGCTGCCGCGAAGGCAGTGAGCTCGTCGGTGTGTCGTGCGAGCTCCGCGACGCAGCTCCATCGGCCGAACAGCTTGAGCTGTTCCGCGCCGGAGAGCCGCTCGACATAGATCTCGTCATCCCACGATAGTGGATGAGAGACGAGGTCGACGCGGTCCCAGCCGGCGCCGAGTGATGACGGCCGGACAAACTGGGTGCGTGAGATGGGTACCCAACCCAGCTTGGCCCAGGCAGATGGAGCTGGGTCGCATTGGCGGAGATCGACGACCTCGACGGGTGCGCCGAGGACGTCGTACCGGACGGCCCAGCGCTGGGATGGGTCGGACCACTCTCCCCAGGCCTGCCATGCGGTGCCGGCGAAGACCTCGAGATCGCTGCGGGGTGGCTCTTCGTCCGGGCGTTCGGCGAGTGCCCGTGCCTTGCGGGCCGCCTCGATGCGTCGGATGATCCAGCGGATGTGGCGGCGATCGCCTGGCGTGATCGGGTAATGAGACATCACGGTCCAGTCGACGAGGACCTGGCTGGGCGCGCGGTCGAGCCAGGTGTAGGTGCGATAGACGATAGTGTCTTGGACGGGAGCCCCCCGATCAGCGATAAGGTCGGCGACTGATCCCCACCACATTTGTGTCCCGACGACGCGAAACGCGCCGGCGGGATGGCGGCAGACGTAGATGGCACCGTTTAGGCACTCCGCATGGACCCCGTCGAGCCCGTGCGACACGGCTGTGTCGCGGTACTCTCGGAGCTTAACGATCCACGGGCGGTCATGGATCCAGCCGGCGCCGGAAAGGCCACTGCGGCTGGTGTAGTAGCACTCACCGCCGTACTGGCGGTGGAAATCATGGATGACGACATCGCCGTACCATAGGACCAGGTCTCGGCGGGCGTCGTAAATCGGGTCACAGAATCCGGATCCCCAGGACAGGTTGAGTCGTTTGGGCATTTTTGTGGTCTCCAAAAATCAGGAAAACAATCGTTTTTCCAGGTCAGCCGCGGCGCGGCTGTACCTTTGGCGCGCCGCGGCGGTTTTCGCCGACGCCGCCTTCATCTCGAGGTACTTCAGGCGCCGCCGCAGTTGCGGCCGCGTGTAGAAGCGGCCGCGATAGAGAATACGGTCCTCGGTGGTGTTGGCGCCCATGGCCGGCCAGCCGCGGGACTCGCGCGGCCGGACGGCCCAGAAGTCGCCCCCCTCGCCCTCGATGACGCGGACGCGGACGGGCCCGTAGGCCCAGCAACCGAAAACCACCGGCACGTCGCCGGCGATGATCGCCTCGACGGCCTCCGGAGCCCAGCCGACGAGGATGCGGCGCAAGCGGGCCTGCCACTCGTCGCGCCGCTCGAAGATGATGGCGAGCGCGGCGGCCTCGGCATCCTCCTCGGAGGAGAAGCTGGCCGAGTTGGTGGCGGGATCGACGACCGCGATCATGCGGCCGCCAAGGCCGATGAACGAGTACCACGAGCCGGAGAGGTGGCGAATGCAGATGTCGGTGAGCGTGGAATCCACGCTCAAGACGGCGTCGGCGTAGACGCGGCCGGCCTCACCGGCCTCGAGCTGGCAGAGCGGCGCGACCCAGAGATACCACGAGTGGCTCGGGTCGCCGCGGAGCGACCGAACGTCGTCCGCGGTTGGTTCGACGCCGGCAAATGCCGGCGATTCGCGGAGCGCATCGAGCTCCTCGTCCGAGACGGGGAGGAGTTCGTGGCGCTGGACCTCTCGCGTGCCGTGTGGCACGCGGGCGTCGGCGGCGTCAGTGCCCCAGATGTTCCAATGGCAGTCCGGGTCCGTGGCAACTCGGGTCCACCCAGTGGACGAGATGTCGGCAGAGGCCGGGGCGATGGCGATGCGGCGTTTCATTTGATTCTCCTTTTGAGCGGGGCCGCGACAGGGGCCGGGCCCGACCCGGCCCGTCGCGGAAGATGTGATGTAAGATCAGACGTTACGGAGGTCGAGACGTCGGTGATTGTGCGCAGCCTCTGCGCTGCGCAGCTGAGCGGTCGTGGAGTGCGCCCCGCATCGGGCGCATTCCCATAGCTCGGGATGAATACGGATGAGAGCGTGCCGCGCAGTGTTGTGGCACTGGCAGCACGCAGAAACGATTACGCGATTTGGATACGCGCGGGATGAGCTATAATCGGACATGGCGTACCTCCTATCAGGTTTCGCCCAGGCCCCGGGATGTTAGCGGCATCGCCGGGGCCGCTTTTTGGGGTCGGCCCAGTGCCGACCTCCACGTTACGCCCTAATTGTAAGACAATTATCGGCTCGCGTCAAGGGTTTTGTCTTACAATTTTAGGAAATTCTGGAAAATTCTGAGAAAATCCGGCGGGACAGTGGTCAGTCGGGAACGCCGGGGCGGGCCGTGGTAGCGGGCGGCGAGTGCGCGTGGAGCTGGTCGTCGTCTGGAAGTCGCCATGGCGTGGGAGTCTCGGCGAGGTCCGGCTGGTCGAGGTGGTGGGCGAGCGCCTGCCGTATGAGGTACGAGATGGAGACGTTCCGCTCGCGCGCGGCAGCTCGTAGGGCGCGGTGGAATCGGCGGCTGGCTTTGAATGTGATGAGCATGTCAGATCGGGAGGCGGCGGGGTCCGGTCGACGGGTAGCGCAGGACTGGGTGGTGGTGGAGAGAATGGAGCAGCTCGTAGTCGGAGGCGAAGTGCTCACGGCAGCGCTCGTGGAAATCCGGTGTAGCGTCGGGCCGGGCGGTCTCATCGACGGTGGTATCGGCCGGCGGCCACGGAAGGATTCGGGTGCGCAGTCGAAAGGCGACTTGGGCCCAGGCGGCTTGGAAGTCGCTGGCATCGATAAGTAGCAGCTCATCGAGGTGCGGCTCGAGCCAGGTGGCGCGGAATGTCCGGCGGGCCGGCCATTTTCCGGTCCAGACGTCTTCCTCGAGCCAGCGGTCGAACGTCAGCGAGTGGAGACGGTCTGCGTATTCCACCCACTCGGGAGTCGGCGGCGGGTCGGTGGGAGTCCAGTCGGGCGAGTGATAGCGGCGGTGCCAGGTGACGGCGTTGGCGAACCAGGAGGCGAGTATCTGATGGGGCGGGCGGAACAGGGCGATTTTGAGGGCGGTGGTCCAATGCGGGAGTTTGGCGAGCTGTCGTGCGGTAGCATGCTTGCGGTCGGCGAAGTCGATCGTCGATCGCGGGAAGCGCCGGTGGATGGCGAGAGAGATCGAGGTTCCGCCGGTGCGCGGGATGTGGATGAAGATGAACGGGGGTTCGCGCGACGAAAGCATGGATCGGGTGGTCGGTCAGGTTCATTTCGCTTTGGTCGCGGCGGCGGGCGGCGGCTGCTGCGAGTGTGCGAGATCGGCGACGATGGCGTCGAAGAGTTTTCGCTCGTGCTTCGTCGCCTGGACGATCGGTGAGGGGACGGCGTCCTCGCTGTATCGTGTGCGGACGAGGACTCCGCGGCGGGCGAGTTCCTCGATGGTGCGCTGGCAGAGCTCGCGGCGTTTTCGCTCGTCAAGGTCTGGAGCGATCTTTGTCCAGGATGCGTGGTGGACGTTGAGTCTCATGGCAGGTCCTTTCGTTGCGTCGGCGGGGGCGCGTGGACGGCGAGCGTCCACTGTGAGTATCGGTTGAACTGGTCGACTTGGCGGGCATCCGACTCGAAAAAGAAGTCGGGGCGGAGGTGGTCGCAGACTCGGGCCTTCCAGCGGCCGATATTGCCTCGGCGACGGTCCATCATGACGAGGCGGCGATACCGGACTCGATGGCGGGCGAGCCATTCTTCGGTGGCCGGTCGGTGCTTCGCTTCCCGGCCGGTGATGATGGCGACGAGCGGCTTGTGGCGGGGGAGGTGGAGCGGACGTGCGCGGGCGAGCCAGTCGCGGTATTCGTCGGTGTCTGCGTCTGGATCCTCGAGCGGGCAGTCCTCGCAGAGGACGCCATCGAAGTCGCAGGCGATGGTGTGGGCGAATTCGGAGTTGGCCCAATTCCACTCGAGGAGGTGCGGCGTGGGGAGGATGTATCCGTAGAGGTCGAGCTGGTGGGCGGCTTGTGGGGTAGCGAATGCAACGGCCGAGACGACTCGGTCGATGGCGGGAGCGCTGCTGAGGGTGGTGGCGGTGTGCGCGAGGGTCTGGCCGGAGTGGGCGGTATCGTCGACGAGGAGTATCGAGCCGTCGATGCGCGATGGCAGGCCGGCGGAACGGTGGCCGTGGCCGGCGTGGATGATGGAGCCACGAGCGATCGTGTGGAGGGGGCGATGTGTGATCGTGGCGAGAGTGGCGGCTGGAATGAGTCCGGAGCGCGGCACGGCGACGAGGTGGTCGATGTCGGCTGGTAGATCGGCGGCAAGCGCGAGGGTCGCGCGGATGAGGTCCTCGGTGGTGACGTATGGCGTGCCGATCCAGCGGGCCAGTGGCGAGGATGGATCGAGGCCGATTCCGACAGCGCGACCGAGCCGGTTGAGCAGTTCGCGGCGGCGGTCGCAGCCGGTGCAGTCTCCGCGGAGCGACTCCCAGAGTCGAGTGACGTGGACGGCGTCGAGGGCGCGCTTGAAGTGGTCGCCGAGTCCGAGTCGGGTAGGCTGTGAGCAGTTCGCGCGCACGCGGGATGGATCGGCGGTGGTGTCGACGGTGCGGCCGCAGAGCGTGCAGGTGACGGTGTCTGGTGTGGTGCGCTCGAATCGGCAACGGGTCATAGTGGTTTGGCGGTGAGCGTGGCTGCGGAAAAGTCGCAGTCGGTGCTCCAGTCGAGGGTGAGGGTATTGGGGCCGCTGCATGTCGTGAGTGGTCCGCTCCAGTGGGCGACGGATGTGAGCCAGTCTTGGGTGCTGCCGTCGGCGAATGTGGTGGTGTAACGGGCGACGAGTTCGACGTGGATGGTCGGTGGCGTGGTGTCTTGTGCGACCCAGAGCCACCAGACTGCCTCGTATTGATCGACGCCGGGGATAACGGTGAGCCAGTCGGGCCGGCAGGTGAATCCGGCGTCGATGGAGTAGGTGCATTGGTCGACGGCGATGCTGTCGGGATAGCTCAGGTATCCGATGACGGCACCGACGTCGAGGATGTAGGTGCCGTCGAGGTCGGAGCAGGAATAAGGCGAGCAGGCGGAACCGGAAGCGCCGGCGAGATCGATTTGCCACTGGTAAACGAGCCGGGAGGAGCCGGAGAGCTCGCAGCGGAGACAGGATTGGCATGGGTCGATGGTCGCTGTGGTGGGCGTAGTGCAGTGGGTGCCGGTGGTGGCGCGAGTGAGCGTGTTTTGGCGGCCGCATTGCCAGGAGGCGGCGCTGAGCGTGTAGGTGGCGACTCCGCCGCGCGTGTCGGTAGTGTTGAGGTAGAGCGTCCAGGTCTGGCCGGTACCGTCGTCGGTGAACTCGAGCTCGATAAGGGGGAGTGGTGTGGAGGAGGCCGGGCCGCAGGTGGCGTCGGCGTCGGATTTCCAGGTGACGCGGGAGACGTAGAACTCGCAGTTGACTGGGGCGCTGGGCGGTCCGGTGTAAGACTCGACGGAGGCGGAGGAGTCGTAGCGCAGGCAGTGGGTGCCGTTGAAGTCTGTGCAGCTTGTGCAGGAGTCGTTAGCGACGCCGGCGAGAGTGACGGAGACGGCGGATAGGAGGAGGTCGTGGCATTTGTAGCGGATCTGCTCGGGTAGAGGGCGGTAGCAGATCCAGGTGCCGGCGAATGTATTGGACATGGGTCGGTCGTCAGCGCACCACGGCCAGCAGCGGAGTCGGCAGCCGCAGGGTTTTGGAGCGGTGCAGCAGGTGCAGCCGGGGGAATGCCTCATGGGCAGTCCTCCCCGGTCCAGATGAGGCGGCCGTAGTGGTCGCGGTGGGCGATGATGCGGATAGTTCCGCCGCTGGGCGGGATGGCGGACGGGTTGGTGGTCCAGGAGTACAGGGTTTCGGTCGGGCCGTCATCGGTGAAGGCGCCGGTGGTGGGGTCGATGCGCTGTGGCTGGACGGTGGCGGTTCCTGGTGCGGACGAACTGGCGGCGGGGATTTGGTTGGCGGCGGTGCAAATGACGGTGCCGTCGGTTCCGCCGGCTCCGTGGATGATGAGGGCGTTCTTGGTCCCGGTGCCCGACTCTCGCCAGAGGATGCGGTGGGGCCCGTATGGCGCGAGTGTGTATTTCGTTGGGTCTGATGGACTAGGCCGGGCGAATAGGTATCGGTGGGAGGAGTCTTCGGCGGCGCTGGCGACGTAGACTCGGCCGGCGGCGAGGCCGGCGAGGATGGCTCGGGCGTGCTTTCCGTCGGCGGCCGGTTCGAGAAGGGTGGCGGTCGGCTTGTTGGGGTCGCCGGTGGGCGCGATGCCGCGGAGACCCGGTCGGGTGGCGAATGCGTTGGGGTTGTCTGCGGGCGTGGGGAAAACGGCGTTGATCTCGAGGACGTCGCCGCGGACGCGGTCGGCGGCGGAGTCGTTTCGGACAGGGAGAATGAGTCGGGCCGCGATGTCGGTGGGGGCGGATTCGCGGGTGGCCGGGACGCGCCGGCGCTGAAAGTCGATGGCGGCGTCGATGAAGGCGTTCCAGGTGGCGGCTTTGATTTCGAGCTCGTCGCCTGGGAGGACGGGGTGGAGCGGATCCGTGGGCATGTCAGGTACCGATTCCGAGTTTGCTGAAGTCGGCCGGGTCGTAGATTTGCTCGACATAGACGGCGACGGGTTTTTTGATGAGCGCTTTCGCCACAGTGTCCTCGGCGTCCTCGTAAAGGACCCACAGATACTCCCAGCCTTTCTTGTCGATTCCCGTCACGTCGCCGATCGTGAGGCCGGTGAGGTTCTGGCTGGCGGCGAAGCTGTAGGTGATCTCCCATTCATCCTCGGAGCGCGTCGAGCCTCGGGCTCCAAGGAAGAGGACCTCGCCGGCGGCGAATCCTTTGAAGGTGGCGTCGTTCGTCTTGCCGGTGAGGGCGTAGAGGTCGGCCTTGTAGGCGGCGGTGACGGTGGTGGCCGGGAGGATGTGTTTTTCGCTGAAGGCGTATTTGGGGATCTGGATGGAGACGCCGCGAACTTGCTCGCCTTCGACGTTGATCGCGCCTTTGAAGTCTGGGGCCGTCTTGCCGGCTGGGGCGTATTTGGTGGTGTTGTTCGACTGGGTGACAGTGGTGGTGCCACCGGTCGTGTCGAATGAGAAGACGGAATTGGACTGGTCGGGCGGCTTTCTCGGGCCGTAGGTGGCGACGATGGTCCAGACGCCGCCGCCGTGGTGCTCGGTGGTGTACTGCTGGAGGTAGAGCGATCCCCAGGTGGCTGGCAGAGTGGCGTCGGCGGCGGATTTGATAGCGGCTTCGCTTTCGTCTCCGGTGGCGCGGTAGACGAGCTCGGCGGAGCCGCCGTCTTTGGCGATTTTCTCGTTGCGGGACTTCGCGAGCTCGTAGATGGTGACAGCCATGGTGTTCAGTCGGCGAATACGAGTTTGCCGTTGTCTGCCTTTCGGTTGAGCTTGTCGACGCCCTCGGCCGTTTTCTCGGCGGCGCTGGCGGTGCGTTCGGCGATGGAAGTGGTGGCGAGCCCGCGGATCGCCGATGAGAGGAAAGCGCCTCGGGCGCTCGATTTGGCTGGTCCGGGCGGGTCGTCGTCGGCACCGGGGTCGTTGGCTCGCGCGGCGAGTTTGGCGCGTTCGACGGCGGCTTTTTGGGCTTTGAACTGTGCCTCGAGTTTAGCTCGCTCGAGTTCGGCTCGGAGGCGGGCGAGTTCTGGGTCGTCGACCGGTTCGAGGGCCTTGCGTCGTGCGTCGTCGGTCTTTCGTCGTCGGGCGGCGAGCTGGCGATCGATGTCGCGGTTGAGGTCGGCCGTGGTGCGGGCGTTCCGCTCGACGTTCTGCGCGTGGGCGGCGGAGCGATCGGCGATGGTGCCGGCTGCGTCGGCGCGGATCTTGGCGGCTTTTCGTTCGGCCGCTGTGTTGATGCGGTCGATTTCTTTGGCGAGGTCGACGGACGTGAAGAGGCTTTTGATGCGGAGCCAGATTTTCTGGAAGAAGGCGGCGAAGTTGACCCAGCCGATTTTGATGGTCGAGATGGCGGTGGTCATGGCGTTTGCGAGTGCGGTGGTCACGCCGGACCAGATGGTTTTGAGCGCGCCCCAGGTGGTGAAGGCGGCTTTCGTGAGTTGTGCTCCGGCGAGGTCGAAGGTATCGCGGAAGAATGCGAGCCAGAGTTTCCACTCGGTTTTGAGGATGTTGACGCCGCGAATCCACTCGGTCTTGAGCGTGAGCCAGAGGATTTGTGCGGCGAGCTTGAAGTCGCCGGCCGAGAGTGCATCGATGATGGCACCGAAGGAATCGGTCGCGCGCTGGGCGAGCGATGCGAATCCGTCTTTGAGGTCGGATAGGAGTTGTTGGCCGGCGCCGGTGAAGTTGACGGCGGCGGCAGCGGCGCCGACGAGGGCGGCGACGAAAAGGCCCCAGGGCGAGAGAATGGCGCCGACAATGCCGGCGACGGCGGATAGGACGGTCGAGATGGCTCCGATGGCGAACGAGACGGTGGTCGCGGCGATTGAGAGGCCGAGGAAGGCAGCGCCGGCGGCCGCGACTGCGGCGCCGACGCCGAAGATAATTGGGATGAGCGGACCGGAGGAACGGATGAAATCGATGATGGGTGGGACGGTCTGGCGGAGGGCGTCGGACAGCCAGATCATGGCGGGGGCGAGTTGGCGGCCGATGGCGAGTTTCAGGAAATTGGCGGTCTGTTTGAGTCGGAAGAAGGCGTCGGTGAGGGCGGCCGCGCTGGTCGCGTCTTCGGTGGACATGACGAGGCCGAGGGATTTAGCCTCGTCCATGGCGGATCGTAGTCCTTTGGCGCCGTCTCGGAGCATCGGTAGGAGTTTAGTGCCGGCGCGGCCGAAAATGGTAGATGCGAGCGCGGCTCGGAGGGTGTTGTTCTCGACGGTGGAGAGGGCGCCGGCGACGTCGAGGAAGAGCGTCTCGGTGGATTTCAGCCGGCCGGTTGAGTCGGTGACGGAGATTCCGAGTTGGCGGAATGCGTCGGCGGCTAGTCCGGTGCCGCGTGTGGCGGCCTTGGCGTTTCGCTGCATCCGGCGGATTCCGATTTCCATTTCGGCGATCGACGTGCCGCCGAGTTGGGCGGCGTGGTTGAGTGCGGAGAGAAACTCGACGGAGGCTCCGACTCGTGCGGACATTTTGTCGAGCGCGTCGCCGGCACGAGCGAATGAGGCGGTCATGGCGAGGAGTGGTGTGGCGGCGGCGGCGCCGGCGGCGGAGAGGCGGAGGGCAGTAGCGCGGACGGCGGCGGCGAAGGCGCGGACGCGGGCTTGGGCGCGTTTGAGTCCGCGGGCGAGTCGCGAGTCGTCGGCGAAGAGTTCGACGAAGGCTCTACCGGCCCGGATCGCGTTGGCGCTCATCAGCGACTCCTGGGAAGAGGTGTTTCAGGTCGGTGATGCGGGAGCGTTTCACGGGTTGTGGCTTTGGCGTGGCGCGGTACGGGTGGAAGTCTGCGGGTGAGAATCGTCTTCCTTTGCTGGCGTGGATGTTGGCTTGTTGGGCGAGGAGGGAGCTGGTGTGGTCCCATCGGTCGAGCTGGACTGCTCGGGCCATCCAGTGGAGCTCGCGGAGGGTGTATGACCAGGGCGGTTGGCCGATGATGGCGGCGAGCTCGAAGAGGTGCCTCCAGAGGTCAGGTGCGCCGGATCGATCTTCGCCATGGTCTCGATCGCCTTCTCCGCGTTCGTCTCGACGATGCGGTTGATGGTCCGAAGCGCCGCGCGGAGGACGCGGCGCTTCGGGCTCGGGAAAAAATCGGCGAGGGCCTCCAGGAAGGCGGTGGTGGCCTGGTCGAGAGTGTCGCCGGCTAGACCGCGGGCGAATTCGACCTCGTCCAATCCGTGGCGGTCAAGTGGCCGGCAGACAACCCAGAGTGCGGCGACGAGGGCGACCGGGTCGTCGCAGAGGGTGGCAAGGGTCTGCTCATCGAGTTTGCCGACATCGACACCCACTGCCTTGAGGGCGATGGCGTCGGCGGCGGTGATGCGGACGGGCCAGGTGCGGCCGGCGAGGTCGGTGAAGGATGGCATAGGAGATCAGAGGGTAACCCAGGCGGGGGCGTTGGCGGCGAAGGTCGGTTTGAGTGCCACGGAGACGGTGTTTTGTCCGGTGAGGGGTTCGGCTCGGGAAAACTTGGTGACGGCGAAGGAGGCGCGGAGTCCGTGGGCATCGGCGGGGGTGTTGCCGATGACGCCGTCGAGGACCGCGAGCTCGATGGCGCTGCGGTTGAGGTAGGCGTCGCGAAAGGCTTGAAGGTCGGTGTCGTCGGGATCCCAGTTCATGTCGAAGGTGATTTCGGCCTCCTTTAGTGTCGTGACGGCGGCGGCCCAGCCGCCGGTGCCTCGGGTGGAGGCGTCGGCTTCTTGCGCGCTCATCTCGAGCGAGAGGTCTTTGAGGTTGGACACCTCGTCCCAGGTGGGGGAGGCGTAGGTGCCGGTGTTGCGGTAGAGCTTGCTGGTGAGTCCGATTCTCAGCGACATGGTTTGGTCCTCCGGGAGTGTTATCGGGCTGTGATGGCGTCGTCCCAGATTTCTGGGAGGCGCTCTTGGGCGATGGTGAAGGCGGGCCGCATGAATGGTCGTGGCAGGAGCTGGACAGGGTTATCGCGGACGTAGGGGATGGTGGTTCGGCCGCCGTACTCGAGGATGTGCGGCGCGTCGCCTTTCTTGTTGAGCCGGACTGGGCCGATGACGACGGACTCGGTGTCGAGTTCGGCGAAGAAGAGGATACCGCGCTTGAGTGTGCCGGTCTGGTCGCGTGGTGGTTTGCCCGGCGGGGCGTGGCGCTGCTTCTTGGTGGGGCGCCGAATCGATCGCCGGGCGATGGTCCGCGTGAGGGCGCCGAATCGTTTGAGGCCGCGCAGCTTTCCTCGGGCGATCGCGTTTTCGACGGTCGCGCGGTCGAAGAAGAGTTTGGTGGCGGCTTTGAATTCGATCACGGCGATCGGTATCGGGCTTGGATGATGGAGATGAACAGTCGGGCGTCGCGGATGGCCTGGTTGCTGTAGACGACGCGCATGGCTGGTGGTTCCGGGAGAGCGGTCGGGGCGCCGGAGAGTGTGAGCGCGGAGAGGTGTTTGGCGATTTTTTCCGCGGTGTCAATGAGTGGATCGAGGGTGGAGGGCTTCTCGTCGCCGGCTGGGGCGATGAGGGCGAGGTCGAGCGTGACGCGGTAGAGAAAGTGGGCGCGGGTCTCTTGGAGTAGCTCGGTCGTATTGGGGACGACCAGGAGTATCGGGGACTGGACGTCCTTCGGATCGGCCTCCGGGATGAGTGCGCGCGAGACGGTGAGAGAGACTGGCCAGGTCTGACCGGCCAGCTCGGTGACG